TATCCAACTGAGCTACGTGGTTTCTGCATAAGTGTCAATTCAGCCCAGTCCAGCCAATCAAGTTCTTCATATTCAAGCTTGCGACCTTCGCGGTATCGCTTCAGCAATTCATTACGATATTGCTCAACAGCACTCTGACCTTGCTTGTATGTTGGAAAAGTGTATTGTCTAACCTGTAGCATATTCACCTCCAAAAATATATTTAGGCAGCTTCAAGCCCACCATCACGGAAAATAACAGTAAACTTCATCATCTTAAGATAACCCTCGTTACCACAAAGACGATGCTTTTGACCATTGAGCATTTCAATGGTGTACCAAACGATCAGTTCGTTGTTGGCATTAGGAGCCAGTTGAGCTCCCATAACAGTACCACGAATAGTGCCAGCAGCCGATTCCCAACGAACCCGATCACCAAGCCGAACGTCAAACATTTTCATTTCCTTTTGATCAACCATATTCTTAATATAGCTTGGATATAAAAATAAGTCAAGCGTTATTTTTAGTCGGTAGGTGGATTTACAGGTATCCAGTGTGTAGCATGGAAAACTTTCAGAGGTCTCTTAGTGTTGTACTCAAGGATCTCATCTTCATTGGTTCTGTTGTCAATTCTACGCCAGCAGCGTGCGACATTCCATTCTTTGTCAATACCAATGAACGCAGCGTCAATAGGAGCTGTCTCAATAGGTTGCCAGTCAGCCATCACTTTCCCTTAGAGTTTGCGTGGTCTACAGCTTTCCTACTGTAGTGAACCACCATGTTATGAAATAGTTGGGCAGCTGCCATCGCTGCAACCAAAGTGCCAAAGTAGTACACTGAGATCAATGCCCAGTCCATAGTTTTATTCCAAGCTCTTGCAACTCCTAGGAAGCAAGCCCAGAACCAGCTGGTTGAACTGATAGCGCCAAAGTAGCAGAGCTTTTTGGATAGGCTACCTGGAATATAAGCTATGATCATGCCTTCATTGAGCCTGTCGCTATAGTGGTGCACAAAGAACCCATTGAGAGTCAGGATGAGTACCACCATGAACTTGGCATAGAGCTTTGAGTTGAGCATGAAGGTAGGATCTCTTACCATGCCGTAGAGAACTATCATGACTCCTGTGAGCACCAGACCGAACAGTGTCCACAGTGTTGTGTTCTTGATATCCTCTAAGTGCTTCATACTCTGCTTAGTGAGTGGAATGTTGTAGTTTTTCAGAAAGATATAGTCAGAGGTGAGAATGCTGATCAGAGCAAAGGCTGAAAGGAGAAAGTGTGAGAACACCAGAATAGTCTTGAAGTACTGATCTATAGTCAGCCACATATCAGCCGAGAATACATGACCGAAAGATGCGAAGTATGCAAGAATGCTGTTGAAGTCCATTTCTATCTCCTCTCTGAATAACCTCCTTATTTATTAACGTTAACGTCTACTCTACGATTCCACACAGCAGCAGCCATTGCCGTTGCTTCCTCTCTATCTTCATGATGGAAAGTATCTGTTGCGATTCCACACTCAGTACACTCCACCCAAGTTGCCATAGGATCTAGTGTGTCTCGCCATTGACAGATACGTGCCTCACTGCCACAGCAGGGGCATGGTAGTACTTCAGTCATTGATCACCTTTTTCTAGGCTCTTAATGCTGCTCTCAACATTTCTCATACTTTCAACCTTTTCTTATACATTAACAAAATTCTCCCCGAGCAAAATAATATCCATCAGGATCCAGATAGTGAATTCCATCTTCTCTAATCCAAGGACCCCAGATATCATCAGGAGCAGTCGTGTGGTCGAGACCACCTTGTTTTTGTTCTACCATATCAAAGAATTCTTGGTGGGTATGAAACCGACCATACTCGTCAATGATAGCACAGTTCAGCAGCCAAGCTTCCCAGTCACCCTGAGATTTGCAAAAGTCAGTAGCATGAAAGACAAACTTCCAACCAGAACTAGACTTGCCAATGTGAACCAGTTCAGGCTGATGACCACATTGACTGCACTTGGGTTCGTGAATGAAGTAGTTGGTACCCATATTAATTTTCCCCTTTGATATAAGCCAGCCGCTCTTCAACATACTCACGTGCTCCAGAAATATTTTCCATCATGCAAGCAATGAAACTTTCGTAGTAACCTGCTCGATAAGCAGTCTTATAGCCTTCATCATGATCGAAACATTTTTTTTCAAGCTGCTTTGTAAACTCAGCCACAGTTTCAAACTCAGTCATCTTTTCCTCTTTGACAGTATATGTGGTAGCCGTAAACATTTCCATATTCTTAAGATACCCTATTTTTTAAAAAAAGAAAAGTCTTAAATTAAAAATAATCGCTTTCTATGTTAGCTAGTTCTTGAAAAGAATTTACCTCTATACCGCAATCACCATTAGTATATTTTGAATTAGCGCCAATAGTAAAATCGATACGGTTAATTTTACGAACATGATCGTAATCATAAATGAAATAATACTTAAATCTTTCTTGCTTTGGGTCGTAGACCATTACTCGCAACGGTCCTTCTTTATTAGCAATGTGTGATATACGAACTGTACTCCCAGTTTTTTCGTAATATACCGTGGCAGTTTTCATATCACTACCATCTGTAAAATCTTTTTTATCTTCGCTAATACATTCATATTTACCATTAGAAGCATTAGCCATAGCTTTTTCAGCAAATCTATCTCTTTGTAGAAGACCCAATGATGCCAGCTTAAGCATACCCCTTTTACTAACGCTCTTTGTGATATTATCAGGCAAATACGGATAAAATTCATTGATATATGCCAAATCATACTTTGCTGTATTATCTGTGGTCGCCACGATTAAACTCCTTTATCTTTCAACCGACATTTCTTATTATAACTGGTCTGAAAAAAAAGTCAAGCGTTATTTTTTCCAACATAAATATCGTATACCAAAGAGGTGACAAATGACAATTCCAGGACAACCTACTGATATAAATTTTCTTTCTCCGTTAGGCTACAAATTCGTAATGAATAGGTTGCCAAATTTAGAATATTTCGTACAATCATTTGATTTTCCTGCTTTGACGCTCAATGAAACTCCCGGTATTCAGACACCATTCAATAAGCTCGTCATAGCTGGTGATCACATGACATTTGATCATTTTTCATTAACATTTAAAATTGATGAAAATATGTATAGCTATTTTGAGCTATATGATTGGATGGTAGCAGTTGGTAAACCTGAATCATTTGATCAATATGCAGCTATAGCAGCTGCTGGTAAAACTAGTGGTAAAGGTGTGTTATCAGACGCATCATTAATCATTTTGAACGGTACAATGAACCCCAATATTAGGATTGATTTCTTTGATGTGTTGCCTGTAAGGCTGTCCAATTTCACTTTTGATTCAAAAGAAAATGACGTCAATTACATAACAGCTACTGCTGAATTCAAATATAGAGAGTATACTTACACTCGTTTGACCTAAAGGAAATATCATGAAGCTAGATGAAATTTATGAACTCTGGTCTACTGACTCGGAGATTAACACTGCGGCTATAGATCAAGAAGCTGTCAATATCCCAAAACTTCACCACAAATATTATAAGATTTTTTCTCAAGAACGATTAGCATTAAAAAAATTAGAAACTGATTACAAGCAGTTGTATCTTCTGAAATATGATTATTATACAGGTGTGCTGGATAAAGAAACTTTAGAAGAAAATGGTTGGACGCCTAACCGCAGAGTTATACTTAAGTCAGATGTACCTATGCACCTTGAAGCTGATAAAGATATTATTAATACAACTTTAAAAATCGCATATCAAAAAGAAAAAATAAACCTGCTTGAGTCGATAATTAAAAATATTAGTGAACGTGGTTATATCGTTAAAAATTATATTGACTGGCAAAGATTTACAAATGGGGCATGATGACTGATATTTTACGCATATCAAAAGTTAATGACGTTTATATAAGGGTTGACTGCGAGCCGTCCATTGCGTATGAGCTGTCAGACTACTTCACCTTTATGGTGCCTGATGCCAAATTTCATCCATTGTACAGAAACAAAGTATGGGATGGTAAAATCAGACTATATCATGTTATGACGCATTTGATATATGCAGGACTGTTCTATAACGTACTCGCGTTCGCGCGCTCGAGAGAATATCGTGTGGAGTTTGTTGATGAGTTTAATGATGTTGCATTTTCTCTCGTTGAAGCTAAAGAGTTTTCGAAACAGCTCGGACTGCCGCTAGAGCCTCGAGATTATCAGCTTGAAGCGGTGGCTCATGGGGTGCGTAAAAGCCGCTCTCTATTGCTCTCGCCTACAGCATCAGGCAAGTCTTTGATCATATACCTTCTGACTCAGTACTACCGTAAGAAAACTCTTATCATTGTTCCGACGATATCGTTGGTGCATCAAATGGCAGGAGATTTTGAATCATATGGTTATAAAGGTGAATGCCATAAAATTACAGCGGGTGCTGATAAAAACACTGACTGTATGATTACCATATCAACATGGCAAAGTATATACAAAATGCCAAAGGCTTGGTTTCAGGAATATAAAGTTGTAATAGGTGACGAATGTCATTTGTTCAAGGCAAAAAGTTTGTCATCTATTATGGAAAAGCTTACCAATTGTCCTTATAGATTCGGCTTCACAGGAACCCTTGATGGAACAGAAACAAATAAACTTGTGCTGGAGGGTTTGTTTGGCGCAGTTAAAAGGGTAGCTTCAACTGCCGACCTTATTGAGAAAAAACATCTAGCTAACCTTAAAATTAAAATAATGATGTTGAAATATCCTGAAGACATTAGAAAACAGAACAAAGATAATGACTATCAGAAAGAAATAGATTTTATTGTAAAAAATAAACATAGAAATAAGCTGATAAAGAACTTGACTTTATCTTTGAAAGGTAATATACTAGTATTATTCCAGTATGTTGAGAAGCATGGTAAAGATTTATACGAAGAAATTAAAACAGCCGCAGAAGGTAGAAAAGTATTTTTTATACATGGCGGTGTCGATGGTGAAGAAAGAGAAAAAATACGTAAGGTAGTTGAGAAAGAAAAAGATGCTATCATTATTGCATCATCAGGAACTTTCTCAACAGGCGTAAATATCAAAAATCTTCATAACATCGTTTTTGCTTCACCGAGTAAATCTAAAATTAAAACGTTGCAATCAATAGGCAGAGGTCTTCGTAAATCCGACACAAAGGACTCTGTAACTCTTTTTGATATTGCTGATGATCTTTCTTGGAAGTCTAAAACAAATTACACGTTAGAGCATTTCAAAGAAAGAGTTAAAATATATGCGGAAGAGGGGTTTGATTATAAAATTTATAACATAGACATTAAGGGTTGAGTATGGAACATATCGTTTTAAAATTAGTTACATCAGAAATGGTTATTGGTAGAATTGAATCAATTGATGATAATGGTTATACTTTGGAGTATCCTATGTTATTAAATTTTACAAACGATATTTACACAACAAAGTCTCATATATACCTAACCTCTTTGAATCCTTTTTATAGTGAACAAACTGTATACACTTTGAAAAATTCT